GATGCAGGCAACAATGGCGTGTTGAACGTGCCATTTGTCACACCAACAGTCTGGATCGTGATGAAATCGCCAGTCGGGATCGTCAATTGATTGTTCCCGCTTGTCAGCGTGTATGTGTTTGAAATTTGCGTTGACAGGAAATCAATGTCACGACAAATGCGATTTTCCGCATAGGTGATCATCTGGGGCAAAATGGCAACAAAGTTTGTGTCGGTCGGTGACACGACCGCCATCGTGGCGATTTGGGTGACGTAGGTGGAATAAGTTAAACCCGTCGTCATGTCATGTCACTCGTGTTGCACATCGCCCACTATATCACGCAAATTTGGCGTAAGCATCCGCCAATTTCACGTCATATTGGTTCTTTTCGTACTGAGGGCCGTTATAACCCTTAGCAAAGCCAGCCCAATTCTTATTTTGCAATTCATCAAGCAACCCCGCTGCTTTGATGAAAGCCGCCATTTGCCGAAGCTGGTTCAATTCCGATTCCATCGCGTCATTGACCATATCTTGGACGTTGTCATAGCCAACCATTTTGTGGTTGTTCCCCATGATTTGACCAAGTCCCCACGAAACAGAGCGTAACGCACAATCAAGGTCAATGTCACAGGCCGCAGCAATTTCTGCATAAACGGCATCAGACCCATGCGGATAAGGCTTTTCACCCCATTTAGGGTAAGCCAAACCGGCATTAACGGCTTGAGCCTGTTTGTCTGGTTGATCAGCCAAAAATTTATAAAAATAATGACGCTCAAACAGTGCTTTAGGACGTCCCGCAGCATCAAATCCACTTCCGCCAGTTTCAACGGTCAACACAGCCCGCAGGGCTGCACTATCAACGTCCAATTCATCCGCGACAGTCATAAAGTCTGCGGACTCAAGTTTATGGGCTGCGCCTTTAAAATTCATTTTTTCTCTCCCATCGGGGGGTTGCTGCTGCCAAACCAAAAAGACAGGACAAGCATCAAAGCGCCATCCAACGTCCCCAATACGCGGGCAATCAATTCCCGCATACTGGCCTCAATGACATGCGTAAACAGAAAATACTGGATGATTGCCCAGCAAACAACGATAACATAGGACATAACAGACGGCGTGAAAGAATGCGTGCCGATAGCCATTTCGCGGGCAGAAGCCCGGTCAGAGGCGGCAATTTTCACAAGATCAATGTCCAACGACTTCATTTGAACCTTAAAGTCATTGTCTACTTTGCGAATGGACGCTATCTGGTCAGGGGTTGCAGTTGCCAACGCATTTCTAATGTCGTCTTCAGATCCGTCACCATGACCCAGTAGAGCCGTAGACAGTGCTTTGACGGCCATTCCGGCCACAGGTCCGCCAAGGGCGGTTGCAATTGTTGGTGCAACATTTTCGATCAACTTTCCAAATATACCAAGATCCATTAGTGAACCCTTTCCAAAAACATAGCGCCAATGATCAACATTGCGAGCAGAACGCCAATGACAATCATAAAAACAGCGCCTGCCTCTTTAATTTCTTCCATGTAAGCGGCTGAAGCCCGCTCCTCTTCCCACTTTTGCCGTTCAATTTCCTTGCGAATTTCAATCACTTCGCGTTGCACTTGATCCCACGCAGCCAATCCAAACTTGCCGACAAAAAGGTTTTTGGCCTTTAAAGCCAAATCCTGCGCTTCGGCCTTGGCCGCATAACGCTCCATTGCAATTTGTTCGGCTGATTTGTTGGAGAATATGGTTGTTGACGGTTTTTCAGCAGAAATATGCGTTAATTTAGCGACACTGCCCCATAACTCGGACAGGTCTTGCGCCATGCCTTGAATTTCTTTACCGGCAGCAATGCCCGCCTGTATGCCTGCGTAAGCCGCTTGGGCCGCCGCAAGTAGGGTCAATGGATCCATGACGTTCAGTCCTTTTTCTTGACATCACGAACCAAGACAAAAAGGCGATAGGCAATCAAAACTGAACCGCCAATCGCCATAAATAAATGCAACCATTCATTTAAACCGACCGCCCACAGGGGCATCGTTATAACGCCGCCAGCAATGGCGGAATCGACAACTAAATCCGTGTGGTGGTCAGTTTGCATGTCACATCTCGCTTTTTACCGCCTGAATGACTTCATCGACGGCTGTTACGGCTCCCTCGGCAATGTTTTCTGCTGAAGCTTTGGCTTTAGCAATTTCACCATCGACGTGGTTCTGGATCTTTGAAATCAGCTCATGCACTTCAGCAAACGGACGCGCCGACAGGGCGTTGACGATGACTTGAAGTTCTTCGAGTGAATGTGGAATTGAAAAGTTCATGTTACCCTCTCATTTTTAATCGGTCGATTTCTACAGACAATTCCTTGATAGCTTCGACCAGCAAACCAACAAGGTTTCCGTATGCCACGGAAAGGTATTCACCGTCCTGAACGGCTTGAGGCATTATAACCTGAACATCCTGCGCGATCAAACCTGTGCCTTTTTCGCCTGTGTCAATGCGAGTGTATTCTACGCCACGAAGCCCTTTCACTTTGCTAAGAGCCATCGGGATTGTGTAAATGTCCTTTTTCAACCGTGCGTCCGAATAGGCTGTCACGTTGCCGGTTGCTGTAAAATTGCCGCTATTGTCTGTTTTGATGGTATACCCAGTGGCACTTGTATTTAAAAACCCAAAATAAGTTCCGTCGCCGTAAACATACCCTACAGTGCTTGCTGATCCATTTTTAAAGTTGATGTAGGAAACTGTAGAGCCAGAACCCGCTTGATAAATTAAATTATTGCCAGTAGTGGCAGATATAGTTGATGTTGTTAAACTGCCCACGGTTGCTGCACCGGTAACGCCAAGGGTGCTGGACGTGCTTAATGCGCCAGAAAAACTTGCGCTTGTGCCATTCAACGCGCCGGTCAATGTACCACCGGCCAATGGCAACCCGCCAAGGTTGATTAGAGCTTGCGTAAAAGTTGTCGCACCTGTCCCGCCATTGCCAATGCCAAGCGTACCAGCAACCGTTATGGCTCCTGTTGTTGCCGTTGATGGCGTAAGGCCGGTTGAACCGAAAGACAAAGATGAAACATAAGAAGTCAAACGGGTATCGTCGGCATAATAGATGTTTGTGCCATCAGAAAACACAAATGCCCTTGTGCTTTGAGTAACGCCAACGCTGTTGCCGCCGCCGCTTGACGCAGCAGTCACGGTGTATGCGCCGGTTGTGCCGTTATAGATAATGTAAAAACCGGACACCCCAGATGGAAAGTTGATCGTGGCATTAGACGCAAGCGTGCCGCTCACAGTGATATAAACGGCTTGCACTTGCGTCTGTGTCAGGTTTGTAGATCCGCCGGTCGTTGACACGCCATAAGAACCGCCAAAGCATTTGTCGATAATGTCCCAGTCGTTGTTGATAGGCGTGTTCCAGCTATTAACGTAATCGTTATAACCGGGTTTTTCGATGGCCTTGTTTGTCGTGTACGAACTGGTCATTGTTCAACGCCTTATGGTGCGACAGTGTAGTCAATGTTAGGGTACAACTCATTGTATGCGTCAGGAATGCCGCCACTATAGCGAAATTCAACATACCTTTTCATATTGGCGACAATTGCAGCATTGTAATCTGGATTGCTGTAAACTTCCTCCTTCAAAAAAATTTGAGGAGATATGTCGCCGTCAATATGATTTTTCAAAAAACACCTGAATGCAACGTATGTAACAGGTGTTTGCGGAAACCAAGGTGGAAGCACAGTGTCATATTCTGCGTTTGTAACCCTGTCGATAGTTTTGAAAAGCTCAACCAACGTGTCTTTGTTGTCTGCCATTTACGCCACCATCACTTTTGCGTTGGTAAACACCTCAATGTCCTCAACGACAGTTTTTTGCTGCACAATTTTTGCAATGGAAATTTCTTTTTCCACTTCTTCTTCATGCTTGGCAAATGTCCCCCAAATGTCTTGACGCTCAAGAGGCAAATGGTCGGCTGTGATCGCGTAAGGAATATAGCCAGTCATTCTTTCAATCGACAATGCCATCAAAGCAACATTGTCAGAATAAGAATTTTTGCATGACTTTTCCCAATATTCGCCTTCAAGATACAAACATGCACCTTGGCAAAGGTGAAGAACAGGGCAACCAGCACAATCTGGACGGTTGCGCCAATGAGTGCCTGTACGAACTTGCACAGCGTCCATATTGACAATGTTCCCGGCCAAATGCGGCATTCCATTCATAGCTGTTGAAACAGCACTGACGTTTTGGCATGTGACAACATTACCGCGAAGATCAACCGCAAGCGTGTGTTCGTCATCCATGCCACACTTCTGGCCAACAACGCTTGAGCTTTTATGCGCCAAAACAGCACGGGTAAAATTGTCAATCTTTTCTTTAATGCCGTGGAACCCAATACGACCTTGGGTCGAATAAATGTCCGTAAATGCCTTGTGCCTAAATGCAAAATGCTCCGCTTTCGTTGTCAAAGAATTATGCAGGCCATCTGTATCATAAGCGTCAATCAATCCGCCTTCGCCCAAAATAACTTCAGGGTCGCCGGTAAAATCAACAAACCAATCATAAATATCTTTACGGCTTGTATTTGATGCGTTCAGCATGGCATTAAAGCTGATGCGGTTTTGCGGCTTCATGCGGCGATAAAAACGCAATACAACGGCTTTTAATTCTGGATCTTCAAACGGATCAGGGCCGCGAAGATGTTGTGCAGGGCCATCATGGCTTATTGCAACACTGAATTGATTGTCATGCAGCCAATCACACAATTCATCTGTCAACAATGAACCGTTTGTAATCATGCCATAACGTGGTTTATTTTCCCAAGATGCAAATTTTTTCTTGAGAGCGGCAACAAGAGGCATAATCGTTTTGATGTAAACAAGAGGCTCCCCGCCCCAAAGTTCAATGTTTAAACCCTCTTTTTCATTAAATTCGAGGTTTTCAAGCTTTGCCATAAACCCATCAACGTCTTTCTTGCTGGTTTCGTCTGAACGCTCAACAAAACGCTGCGAACAGTATGAGCAACTGTAATTGCAAGACAAACCAAGCTGGATTTTTAGTGTTCTAACCTGTTTGAATTTTTTTAATGGCTGCTCTTTTGAAAAAGGAACAGAAAGATAATTGACAGATGTTTCAGCCATAAGTTTCGGGTCTTCATAAACAAAGCCCGTTTCTTTTGTTAAAAAATTTGTTTCGTTGTCATACCAAAGGATAATACGATCATCATCGTCCTTTGGACTTTGTGCATAAATTTTAAATTTCATTATTCAGCCCTCTCTCTGAATGAAACTTTGTTTGGAACCCATTTAAACGTATCATAGTCATATAATTCATGGTCAGTGCCGCCAGTGACAACATAACCGTTTACAATCATAGGCACGCCTTTCGTTACAGGAAGATAAACAGGGGTATCGGATGGACGATCAACACGGACAGGCGTGCGGTTGACCCAACCATCCAAATGGGCAAATTCATAACCATCGCCAAACAAAAGCGAATAATTATCTTTCAACCCAGCGACAAGGCCAGACGCCACTTCCCAACGCCATTGGTCTGGGTTGATCGACCACCACCATTCCCTGCCGTCTTTATTGACCCAATAAAGATGTTCGTCAGACCATTCGTGGTTGTCTTCCGCAAAAATGTACATTTTGCGGCTTCCAAGAGCGGCTTCGTGCAAATATTGGACTTCGGCGGCAAGACCATCTGCGCCCATAACAAATTCGCCCTTTTGCACAGTCTCAATGGCTTTCAATGAACCATCAGCCATAAGAACCATCGCGCCAGCAGGGAAACAGGTTCCTGTACCTGTCGAGGGAGCGCAATCGGTCAACTGATTGGCGACCTGAGCGCAATTATATGTGCAAGCGCAATTGCAATTGGCTTGGATATAAGCTTTGGTGTCGCAATTGGCGCAATTGACCGTGGCAAGTGGTGAACAATTAACGCAATTTGTATAACAATTGCTGGTTGCTGTGGCACAATTTCCGTTGTTGCAATTGCCAAGAGCATTGCTTTGAAAATAATTCATGCCGTAATAGGCATTCAACGAATAAGATCCACTCTTACCCAAAGATTGGATTGTCGAAATAGCAAGAGTTGTCCCTGCTGCGTTGCCCAACAGCGTGTTAAAGTCTGAAATTGCAATCGTGCCTGAAGCTGGAAGTGTCATTTATATCCCCTCAATTTGCACAACGGCAGGCAGGACGGTTTTCAACAGCCTGAAGCCTTGCGCGAAGCCTAACAACCTCTTTGCACAATTCAATGACAGACACCATCGCTGCGTTACCATATGCGACTGATAAATTGCCATCATTGTCTTCCATGACAGCATTTGGAAGCACTTCGCGCAATGATTGCGCCGAGACACCAACTTGCGTTGCTTCAATGTCTGTGCGTTCAAACACACCGCTTTTTACGCAAGACAAATCTTTGATTACGTCAAATGCAAATGGACGCCAATTTGTTTTAACACGCTCATCAGAATAAGCAGTCACGTTGCCGGTTGCTGTAAAATTGCCGCTATTGTCTGTTTTGATGGTATACCCAGTGCCACCAGTATTTAAAAACCCAAAATAAGTTCCGTCTCCGTAGACATAGCCAACGGTAGTTGCCGAACCATTTTTAAAGTTAATATATGAAACTGTAGCGCCCGAACCCGCTTGATAAATTAAATTATTGCCAGTGGTAGAAACTATAAGTGGTGTTGTTACATTAGATGAAAGAGACGCAGATACTCCTGTTAAACCGCCTGTGATTGCTACAGCACCAGAATCTGTAAGTTGAAATGGAACCGAAGTATATGCACTGTTAACAATTTCAAGATTACCGTTATAAATACGAATAAATTTATTTGGCGTTGTCGCGCCATTGCCAACCATTTTTATAGTGTCACCACTTCCACCTGTGTCAGTAATTGTAAGTGGTTGATTGGTAGTGGTAATGGAAACAGAATTAGAAAATGTTGCAGTCGTTCCAGTTAACCCGCCCGTCAACGTGCCGCCAGACAAGGGCAACACGCTCAAATTTGACGCAGCAGCCGCAGCAGTTGACGCACCTGTTCCACCATAAGCAACAGGAATAGCCGAAGCGTTCCATATGCCTGAAGTAATCGTGCCAACAGTTGACAATGCCGAAAGTGACGTCACCGCGCTTGTGGCAAGGCCACCCGCAGTGTTCACAGCATTGCCAATTGCCGTCAAAACGCCAGTGCCAGTTGACGTGGTTGATGGCGCAACGCCTGCACCGCCACCAATAACAAGCGCATTGGCGGTCAAAACGCCAGATGTGGCCCATGTGCTGGCAGAACTAAAGTAAGGAATGCCACCCGAAGTACCGGCAACAGTGAATGCTGGAGTTGTGGTCGGTGTGGCGACAGAAATAATGCCGCCCGTAAAACCAACGCTTGTAACCGTACCAGCCGCCGACCAAGTGCCATCCCCGCGCAAATATGTGGTTGCTGATGGCGTGCCAGTCACCGGATTGGTAAAATTGGTTGCAGAGCTGATGACGTAGCCACTTGTTGGCAGCGTCAGGCTGGTTGAAGCAGTCACGGCCAGTGTCGTCGGGAAAGCGCCAGACAGGGTCAGATTGCCGCCCAATGTAATTGTGTTTGATCCATTGTTGACGCCCGTGCCGCCATAGGTCGATCCGATGACCGTGCCATTCCATGTGCCTGACGTAATTGTGCCAACGGTTGCCAAAGATGACAATGACGTCACTGCACTGGTAGCCAAACCACCTGCGGTGTTCACAGCATTGCCAATGGCCGTCAAAACGCCCGCGCCGGTCGTCGTTGTGGCAGGGGTTGCACCAGC